TATGCTACCTATAATACGTTCAGCCTGACCGGGGCGTCCAGCTGTTAAATCAACTAACTGTTGTAACCCTGCAAGATATGATTTACCTGTAATAGATTGTGCAATTACAAGTGATATTTTTTGTAGTTCTTTTTCTGTCCACTCTTCACCCATCAGTATGCTAGCGTCACCAACGTCAGCGATTGTAGAAAGTATAAGTCCGAAAGGTTCTATAGAATCATACTCGACTCTTACACCTCCGACTTCGATAGTACGAGGTAAGTAACCACCATCTATCCAGCCCTGTCTCATTTGCCTATCTGTAGGTCCGTTACCGGCTAATCTACCTGACATCCATGCTTGTACACCCATAAAGGTTACAGCAGAACCTATAGCTAGTCTACCTGTTTGTAGTGATTTAGCATTATGTAATTCTTCTAAAGTATTGATACCGTATTTTTTAACACTAGCTAAGTTTTTAGGATCAGCAAAAGCTATATCATTAAACTCTTTAACAAGAAAGTTAAATCCGGGTGTATGCTTACCTGTAAGTGCAAGTCCATTGACACCAGTTCTAGCAAATAGAAAGAAAGGTCTTACAAATGGATTTGCTGTCATAACATCATTAAGACCTTTTGCAAAACCAGTTAAATCCTGTGTAAGTGTAACTTCTTTTTTTGCAAACCTCGAAGCTTCATCTTTAATGTTACCATTACTATCAAAAACTTGTCCGTAAAAGTCATCCTGATATGCTTTCATTACGTCCGCAGTTATTTCTGGAAGTTGTACTCCGTTACCTTCTAACTCAAGAACTCTACGCATAGCTTTTTCTCTCATCTTAGCTCTACCTAGTAAAAATGTAAAAGCATCGTCAGTCGCTGCCATTATCTTAGTAGAGTAAGTAAAAAGATTATTGTTATTAATACCACGTATCATATTAGTCATTGCAAAGATAGCACGATCTTCTCTAGTAGCTCTGCCACTATCTTCTGCCCATCTACGCATTACTTCCCAGTTATAATCACCTTTTGTAAATTCAATAAATCTAGTCTTAATTGTTGATATATCACCACTCCAGTATCCGTTTAACTTAGTAAAGAACAAATCAAAGGCTTCTGGTATAGCTTCAAACATACCATTTATAGATGCAAGGCTACCACGTATAGTAGCTGAGTCACCTGTAAACGGATAACGCATTGTAGCACCTATAAATGTAGATATAGGACGCAAAAATGTTGCAGCACCTGTACCTAAAAGTGCTCGTAATGGTGTTTTAGGTCCACTTAATACACTGTGGCTTATCATTTCTTGTAAGCTACGTATCAAAGCACCAGTACGTTGTGGTCCTTGCTCTCCTATTTGACCACCTTTTAGTATAGTTCTTGCCCAGTTATCAAAATCGTCTAAACTATTGACATTTTTCATCATAGAAAATGCTTCAAATAACGCATTTAGTAACTCGTCATCAGCGTCATCTTTAGCTATTTTCAATATAGACATAATAGATTCTTTAGTATCTACCATTTCAGCAGCTACAGAATCATTTACTGCCCTATTTATTTGGTCAAGGTTCTTGCCTGCACCAAAGGATCTAAAATAATCAGAAGCTACAAACCTAGATTTCTTAGTTTGTGTCAAAGCAGTAAGCATTGTATCTACTATTTGCTTTGCTGGACCATCTATATCATCTAATGATACATAATCAGCTAGTTCTCTACCAGCTATACCAGTATCACGTAGCTGTTTTAATAGAGATCCTACAACTAAGTCAGCTGTTACAACTGTTTCAGCAGCCCATGTTTCAAATACTTCATCACCTAAAGGTAATACTGCTTTCTGTTTTTCAAATAAACCAGATAAGTATTCTTCCGCAGACATTTCAGCAGCGTTTCTACCTTCTGTAATCTGTCTATAATTATGAACAGCATCACGCCATACTTGAGCTAAAGCTTTACGATTACCTTTTACTGCGTCTAATTCTTTTCTAAATTTATCATCACTAAATAGACCTCGTAATGTACGCTCAACTACTTCATCTGTTGTACCGCCTTCTAAAGCTATACGTTCACGTTCTACTGCTGTAGTTACAGAGCCAGTAGATCCATCTTCAGATCCCCAGTCTGTACGTGTACGTTTTAATTGTTGGTAAGCATCACCGGGGTCAACTTCAGATATATTAGCACCTTGATGTCTCTGTGCAATAGGTGCATTTTTTGCAGCACGAAACTCAGCTTCACCTTGACGTATCTGTATTAGTGCTGCTGTAGTAGTCTGGTTATCTATGCTTTGGTTACGTCTTATAATTTGATTCTTAACACTCTTACCACCCTTACCAATTAGATGAGCTATACCATCAAAAGCAAGTCCTATACCCATACCTTCTACGATGTTTTTTAGTTTCATCATAATAGGATGGTCAGTTTCTTTTGTAGTTAGGGGTGTGTCAATCCAACCGTATCTCTCAGTTAGTGCACCTAGTGCGTTGTGTCCGTCTGATTCTTTAGACATTAAATCAGACAATCCTCCAATAGCCATAGCTCTTGTAACAGAGCCTAGACCTAACAGTTTAGCTGCACCAACACCTAGTAAAGGTACTCCAGCTGCTGCAAGTCCTTTTGCCGCTAGCACTGTACCAGCAGCCATAGAACCAAAGTGAACAGTACCTCTAAGTAATTTACCCCACCATGTTCTGGTAATTATAGGGTCGTCATAACTATCAAAAGGTTGCCACTCTGGTTTATACTCACCAAGCATCTCTTTTTCACGCTTCATTTCTCCACTTAAAGCGTCAATAGTACGCTCAGGAAATGTAGCAAGTGATGAAGCAGTATCTTGTAATCCACCAGAAAGGATAGATTGACCTTCTTTGGCTAAAGCTTTAATACCCCATGTATCTGCGTTTCTAGGGTCTTCCTGTTCTTTAGCATATTGAGCATCAGATTCTACGGATCTTGCTTGTGCTGCTTTTAAGTCTTCTTCTTTTTTAATTTGGTCTTCAAGATTAGCACTCAGCTCTTCGACAGAGGGCAATCCGGTAGGATCATAGCCTACGTCAATTTCATTTTCCATTTATTCTGGTATAACAATTTGTATAAGTTCATTACATGCTTCTTCGCTTAAACAAGCTGGGTTGTTCATAGGTGTTATGTACGCTGGATTAATTGAAAACGCAAGGTCTCTAAACTTTTTTTGATCCTCTTCGTTAAATTTTAATAATCGTCTAGGTATTAAATGTGACTCATTTGATTTTTGGAAAAACCTATACATTAAAAAGTAAGTCTGTGATTTACGGTCAAATTTAGCATCAAGATCAATGACGTCACTAAACTCGTTAAATACTGATAAAAGTCCATAACGTGTAAATCCATACATGCCTATATCTGAAAGCTTATCATCTTTAAGTAAAGCTAATACCTCTCCATTTGTTAAATCACCTAGCATACGTCCGTCTGGTAATTCAGATGCCCATTGACCACTATACTTGTGAGCATGTACTGTACCATGTAGACCAGCTTCGTCAGTTACAAGCTTTTCAAAAAACTGATTTAATTGGTCATCACTTGTTATTGTAGATGCTGCAATTAAAACATTTGTTGCGTTAGGTTTATCAGTTAATAAATTTCTAACTTCTGGAGCTACCATGCTATAGTCTTGTATTTGCATAAGTCTGTCTATAGGCTCTTTAAGCTTACCAGTTTTTAAAGCTCTAATATGTAGTATATCTATAGCTGAAAGATTATCATATAGATTTGAAACAGCATAAAAATATCCGGGTAATTCTGTAACTGTGTCGTCATTTGGATCTAAATACTTTAAACCATTTATAATATGAGGTTCTTCAAGATCGTGTACCTCGGTTGAATATAAAGCATCTTTGTTTTCCTTATAAATCTCGACAGCTTTAACTACGGAACGAGCACTCAGTTTGTCAGTCTCTAAGATTTCTAAATTGACATCACCATCGTAATCTCCAGCCTCTAGTTTCGTTGTTATGTCTTGAATGGTTAGTTGATTAGCCTTTGTGGGATCTTGTCCCATTTCATTAACATACTTATTCTTAATTTTAACAAAGTCTTCACCGATTGCTCTTAAAACTTCAGTCTGCTTATGGTACAACCAAGTGTAATCTTTAAGCTTGTTTTTAAACTTTGGATTACTTTTTATACGTGCGTCAGCTAAGTTTACTATAAGCTGAATGTCATCATTATCAAGATTTTCTTTTTGTAAGTTAGTTTTTTTCTGGTCGTCTTCTAACTTTTCCATAACTGTAACAAGTTCTGGCTCTGTTATGTATGTACGCCAATCACTTGGTATATCTTTACCAGCATCCGCTAACTCTTTATAAGCATCTACCGCACTTTTCTGGTCATCTACGGAGTCGCCTTTTTTCTGTTCGTTGTAATACGTACGAAGTTCTGCAACTGCATTAGGCTGTAAAGTTTCGTAGTTAACTTCTGGACCACCACCATCAGGTTTAAATTTGTAGTATTGAAATAGAAAGTTTAAAGTATTCTCATCAATTAACTTAGCTTTAATACCTCTTTTTATCATCAACAGCCATTGCTTATTAGCTTCTCGCATAGGTTCTGGATGACCTATACTTTTTAAATATGTTGCTGCATTTTTAATGTAAGTATTACGTTCAAAGACACCAGATAGTTTTACTTTACCGTTACTCTCTTTATATACTTTTGCTGCATTATTATAGTATTGCCAAGTTTTACTATCATCTACATCTTGGTAATATTGGTTAACAGCATCTTCTTCAATACTTACACTCTTAGTTATCTCACTTTTTATAGCATTTTCAAATATAGGTGCAAAAGTTGTAATAAGTGCACGATCTGTTATACCAGTTTTAGCTGTGTATTCAGATATAAATACACCAGCTGCTTCTCGCATAAACTCGTCTTTTTTATCTAACGGGGTATCCTTCCAAAGCACTCCTCCTACTGTCATACTCTCCTTAGCCATAGGCCAAAATATCTTCCACTCAGTATCTATGTTGTTTTTAGCATTTATAGGATTCTGTAGTTTATCGTTTGCAAGTCTGTTTTTAAGTGCTATGTATTCAACTGGACCTACCTGTTCACCAGAAGTATCTGTACCAATTTTACCGGGATCATTAGCTCGGGTTTTATCTATAGTTCCGAGCTGTTCATTTTCGTTGTTTTCTAGTTCTTGATTAAGTTCTTCTTCTTTAAATGTAATATCTGCAAACTTAGCTTTTACTTTCTCATCTTTATTGTCTTCTAAAATCTGATCTATGATAACTCGGTTTGCTTTAAAGTTATCATTACTGACTTTAACTTTAGCAATGGATGGTATGAGATTTTGTAAACTAACTAGATTACCTTTAAACTTTGCAAAAGATTGAGTCTGGTTATATAGGTTTATATTGTCTTGAAAAAACTGTTTACGATCTTGTATGTTATCGTCAATCTGTTCGTTGACTTTTTTAGTTAGATCAGGTTCAGTCTCTTCGTAGTTAAGTTTTTCGTTGCTGTAAGGTTCGAGTTCTCTACGCCCCAGCGATTCTAAATATGATGATGACATGTTATACTCCTCTTATAATATCTAGAATAGTTTTAGGATTAGCACCCCCAGTTACTGTTGTGCCTGCAATACCTGCAATACTACTTGCAATACTTAACGCACCACTCAGTCTATCACTTGGCGGCATTAATACAGGTGCACCATACTCTGGTCGTATACCCAGTGCTTCTCGTGATCGAGCGACTGTTGATTGATACTTACGTTTTCGTGCAATGTAACGTCGTTGCATGTTAGCACCGAACTCATTGGTCACAGCATTTTCAAGAGCTCCTTTGGCTCGTATCAGTTCCCGTAAACCAGTAGTTCTTCTTCGAGCTCTACCACCTTCATCGACTGTTCCTTTATTTTTTAGGTATTTCATATAGACTGACTCATACTGAGCTCTGGCTCTACCTTGAACATATAATGCTCTCTGATAATCGTCACTAATATCTCGGCTATAACCTTTAGCAGCAAGTGCAAGTCCACGTTGGGCAGTTGTTTCTCTATTAAAAAATTTTAAAGACTCGGAG